AACGCTATTTCTCTAGAAGAATCAATCCTTGACAAGTTGGGAGAAAAGAGTATAAATTGGGAATATCTCGGAAACAACTATAATAACGAGATTAATAGAATAACCTATGAGGAGGTTGTTGATGTTACTAGACCTGTACAAACAAAAACGGTCCTTGGAGTTCAGGTGGCAGTCTGAGTATGAGCAAAGTGGTAAATATACTCTGGACATGGTTGAAATTGATGAGAAAATTAAAAGTATCATCACTGAGATCAAAGCCGAAGAGTTTAAAATTGCTGATAGAGAAAACAAAATCAGTGATTCAGCTGCCCAAGTTTCTGTGGCAACTTAGATAAACGCCACATCGCTGAAATCGTACTTTTATGCAGGGATCTCTTGCACTCTACTCAAATTTCATATATATTTTATTCACTATACAAATTTTAAAAAAAATTAAATGTAGACGCGTATAGTCGACATCCCCTAGGGACTACATTTAAAATATTCTAGGAGGAATATTATGGCAAACACAACGTTTAAGGGAACAGTAAGAGCAGAATCTGGTCTTAAAGTTTCCGCACAAACAGCTGCAACTGGTGCATACACAGATAAATTTACTGTTAATTCATCAGGACAGCCAATAACCGTAAATGGAGCACACTGGAAATATACAGCTGCATCAGGTTACGGACCTACTGATTTAATGATCGGTAAAGCTAGTAGTTCTGCAGCAACTGTAGATCCATTCGCTGAAAGTTCATCTAAATTATTTCCATTAGGAAGTGAATTAATTTACAATGACAGAAAATTCAGATATGGACTTAATGGTGGTTCAGCGATTACTGCTGGAAAACTCGTACAACACGTAACAGAAGTTGCTAATCACACTAACTGTGCTGCTACTGCAACAACTGCAGCTGGTGAAACAGCAATATCTATTGAAACAGCTGGAGACACAGATCTTACAGCTAATCAATATGCTGAAGGTTATCTATTTGTTAATGATGTGAATGGTGAAGGACAATGTTTAAAAGTTAAGTCTCACCCAGCTCACGATCACTCGGATGATCCAAGTGTTATTATTACTTGTTACGATGATTTAGCAACAGCGTTAACAACTAGTTCTCAATTAACTTTAATGCCTAACCCATACTCAGCAGTTGTTGTAGCTCCGACTACACATACTGGTGCTTGCGTGGGTGCAACAACAATTGACATGACTGCTAGTTATTATGGTTGGTTCCAAACTCATGGACCAGCTGCATTATTAACTTCTGGTACTCTTGTACTAACATCACCATGTGTTCGTTCAGATACAACTGCAGGAGCAGTTGAACCTTTGGACGCTGACGTAGAGGTGGAAAGTCAAGCAATCGGACAAGTTATGTGTGTTTCTGCAGATACAGAGTATTCATTAGTTTGGATGAATCTGTAATAAAATAAATTAGGATGGGGCTTCGGCCCCGTCATAATTAATAGTTAGGAGAAAAGTTATGTCAACAGATATAAAATCATCTGCAGTAATTACAACTACAGCACTCGACGCTGATGGTTTATCAACTGCAGCAGCCGTTGGAAATAATGCAGCACTTACTTTAGGTGGAGCATTAACTTCTGGAGGAGCTTATACAGCAGATACTGGAACAGCTAGACAAATTACACTTTTAAGTGCAGGAGACGATTCAGGTAAAACATTTACAGTAGTAGGAACGGATGTTAATGGAGATGCTTTATCAGAAACCGTTACTGGAGCAAATGCTGGTACAGCAACAAGTACAGGGTATTTTGCAACGATATCATCAATAACAGCAGTTGGAAATCCAGCAGGTAATATGTCTGCAGGAATTAATTCTGAAGTAGCAGGCGTTATTTTTCAAGGTCGCACACGAGTTAAAAATTTAATTTGGTCTGGTGGCGGTGCTATTGGATCAATTTACATAAGAAATAGTGGAACAGCAGGAACAAGTTTAATAACAGTTCGTTCTAATGCTACTTTAGGGGTTAATGATAATCTTAGTTTAGCAGATGACGGGGTTGTTTTTGCTTCTGGAGCTTATATTACTTATACAGAAACTCAGTGTAATAGTGTAACGGCATTTTACGGATAGTAGGTAGCCCATGGCGAATACTACTTCCGGAACAGTCACTTTCGACAAAACATTTGCTGTTGATGAAATTATTAATGAAGCTTATGAGAGAATTGGTTCTCAAGTATCTTCAGGTTATCAATTAAAAACAGCAAGACGTTCTTTAAACATAATGTTTCAAGAATGGGGCAATAGAGGTTTGCACTACTGGGAAGTAGGTGATACCAATATTGATCTTGTTGAAGGACAAGCTGAATATACTTTTTATAGAGCAACAGGAGATGGTACTTCTTCTACAACAGTAGGAGGAACAACAGGAACATCTACTTATGGAATTGCTGATATATTAGAAGCAACTTACCGAACAGGTAGAGGTACAACTTCTGAAGCAGATTCTGCTCTTACTAAAACAGATCGATCAACTTATTCAGGATTAGCAAATAAATTATCTAAAGGAACACCTTCTAGATATTTTGTACAAAGATTTGTAGACAAAACAACAGTCACTTTATACCCAACACCCGATTCAACAGCAGCATCAAAAGATGTTCATATTTATTTTGTAAAAAGAATACAAGACGTTGATGCAACTTATACAGATGCAACTGATGTACCCTTTCGTTTTGTACCTTGTATGGCATCAGGATTAGCATTTTATTTATCACAAAAATACGCTCCACAAAGAGCACAAGAATTAAAATTATTTTACGAGGATGAATTAGCAAGAGCACTATCAGAAGATGGTTCTTCTACAAGTGTTCATATTCTTCCTAAAACTTATTACCCAGGAACATAATGGCATTCGCAAGAGGAAAATACGCAAAAGCAATATCAGACCGATCAGGTATGGAATTTCCATATAATGAAATGATCAAAGAATGGAATGGTATGTTAGTGCATAAATCAGAATATGAAGCCAAGCATCCTCAGTTAGAGCCAAGAGGAACTGGAGCAGAAGGACATGGTTTAGAACATGTAAGACGAGCAAGAACGGAAGAAGATGTGATTGGTATGTTAGGTCCTAATCCTTTTGAAACGATTGCAGCAGCTTCTGGAATTTTAAATGTATTTGAAAAATCTCATGGAAGAGATACCGACGACACAGTAAGATTTAGAGGTCCTATTTGGACAAGTTCGGATTCTGATGCTTATCAAAATCCAGTTGGCTTTGATGGTATTACAGGAGCAAATCTTGCTTATGCATCAGGTTATTCCATTACGGTTGGCAAAAGAGATTCAAGCGGAGATATTACAAATACAGATGACTACTACCACTTTACTGTGAATACAAACACTGCTACAAGTGGAGGAATATCAGGAGGAGGCAATAATTGTTCGGCTGGTCCGGCATCATTGAGCGCATAATATGGCAGGATTTACTTATTCAACATTAACAACAGCAATTCAAAACTATACTGAAGTAGGAACAGATGTACTTTCAAGTACAATTACAGATCAATTTATAGATAATTCAGAACTTAGAATTCAAAGAGATGTTCCAATTGATGCAGATCGAAAAGAAGTTATAGGCAATTTAGTAGCTTCAAAAGACAATGTAAATGCTCCTGCGGGAACTTTATTTGTTAGAGGACTTCAGGTTTATACTTCAACAACAGCTGCAACTGGAGCTAATAGCTGGTTAGAAAAGAAAGATATTAGCTTTTTAAGAGAATATGATGCAGAGGAAACAACTACTGGCACACCAAAATATTATGCTATGTCAGGAGGAGCAGAGGGAAGTGGTGCAACTTCTTCAGGAAGAATTACAATTGTTCCAACACCTTCTTCAGCTTTTATGTACAAAATTCATTATAATGCTAGACCAATAGGATTGAGTTCAGCAAATACGACAACTTATTTAAGTCTTAATTTTGGAAATGGACTTTTATATGCCTGCTTGGTAGAAGCTTTTAGCTATTTAAAAGGCCCAATGGATATGCTACAACTATACGAACAAAAGTATCAAACCGAAGCACAAAAATTCGGCGGAGAACAATTAGGTAGACGAAGAAGGGACGACTATACGGACGGCGAACCACGTATACCCGTTCCTTCTCAGACACCGTAAGGAGAAACTATGGGAATAATCACTAAAGGAATGGGAGCAATATTAAAAGGATCTGCTAAAAAAACTAAAGATAAAAAAACAAGAGATATTATAG